TCAGGCCGCGATGCGGTGCTCATAGAAGGGGTGCCGCTTGTCGTCAAAGATCGCGTACAGCTCGGCTAGGTTGGCCGGGTCCGGGTTCAGCCAGGCGTCCACGTGCTCGGGCTTGATATTGATGATCGTGCGGTCATGGCCGGCAGCGGCCACCTCCGGCTCCGGATCGTCCGTGATGGCGGCGAATGACAGTAGGTCAGGCTCCTGCCCTGCCGGATCCTTCCAGTGCGACCACAGGCAGGCCACCAGCATCGGCTCGCGCGTGCGCGGGGTGAACTGCACGACCTGATTCTTGCCGTCTGGCCCCTCCACGTTCTCGTAGAACGTGTCCACCACCATCAGTGCGTGGGTATGGCCGAAGGCCGGCGCCCAGAAGCCCTCGAGACTGTCTCGGCGGGCGTTGTAGGTGCCGGGGTAGCGCTGGTCGTAATTCGCCGGCTTGCCCGCCAGGCGGCACTGGTAGCGCATGGGCTTGATGACCCGCTGGCCACTCTCAGAGACGATCACCGGAGCGTAGTAGCCCGGGAAAATGCGGTTGTCCCCTGCCTCGGGCTGCGAGCGCTTCAGGCTGGCCAGCTTCGCCAACGCCCGGTCGATCTTCCGGCTGGCCACGCCGCGCTCGTTCTCGGCCTTCTTCGTCGGCTTCACCTGCAGGGCGCGCTCGGCGTCGGCCAGGCGCCGCCGTTGCGCGAAGATCTCCTGCTCAAGCACCTGGATCTCGGCCAGATTCCACTGCGCAACCGCGGCGGCAATCGCACGTTCCGCCGGCGACTGTCCGTCGCCGAAGGCATCATCCATCGCCTTCGGCGTCCGGGGCCGCTTCTTCCCCTCGTCGTGCAAATACAGGCGGGTGAAGTCTTCCAGGGACATGGTGGCGCCGTAGCGGCGCACCAGCTTCTGGTAGTCGGCGTTGATCTGGGCTGAGTAGCACATGGATTGATTACACCACGCGGCACATCTTCCAGAGTGAACAAGCGCGATCAACAACAAGTCTGGATTGATCGATGGCGGCATTTTTTTTGTCATGCCGACCATACTCTTTGGCCCCCAACTCCTTCACCAAATGGGACGCGAGAAGAATCCCCGCAAAAGTACGCCCCCACATTGATCGCCTACAGGTTAGAACCTGCTATATAAGGCCAACAAAGGAGCACTGATAGGAGGCCATGTGGATCCACAACATCTTAATTACCTGTGTACCGAGGCTATTCGGGCTATGCCGCAGTATGAGGACGACATTGGGGAAGATCTAAGTCGCGAACAGTTGGAGTGGCAAGCACGGACACTGGCGATTGTCGAACTTGCCGGATCAGACGAAGACGTTACGTCATTCAGAAACGCAATGCACCGCGCTCGACTCGGAACAAGCAGGTTCGGCGCAGGCCAACTCCTATACCAAATCCTATTGATAATTTTGGCTCGAACTGAATTGAAGCTTCCGGTAAGGAACGACGGGGCCTTTATATCAATAGGAAATCGCTTCGACGCACACAGAGCAATCCGCGATATAGTAGCCGACGCCAATCACGACCTACTAGTTGTCGATCCATATGCGGATGAGTCCATACTGCTAGATTACCTGCACAGTACCCCCCGAGGCACAAATATTAGAATTCTTAGGGATAGCGGCTATCCAGAATGCGGGGCAAGTCTACTCAGCGCAGCACGCGCGTGGAGAGAACAGTTTAAACGTGAGCGCCCAATTGAGATCCGCAGCGCATCGAGAAAGAGTTTGCATGATCGGTTTATTGCCAAAAATGGAGACGAAGTTTTTCTGATTTCTCAATCACTAAAAGACTTGGCGAAGCGCTCCCCTGCAACAATTCAGAAGGCAAATCCGCTCATAGCCAAAGAAAAAATTGAAGCCTACGAAGCGATCTGGGATGCCTCTCAGACCTCTGCATAGGTGCCTCGCCTTTTGTTGCGGCGGAGGCTGAATGCTTGCCGGCATTCAGCCTCCGCCTTATCTTGAATATCTAGTATTTCAGTCTGCCACCTCCGGCAGGTCCACCAGGAACTGATCAGCCAGGCGCCGGTGCCCTGCGACAGTCGGATGCACGCGGTCAGCGAGGAACAGCGCCTGGTCCTGCGTAACGCGATCTCCGTTCACCGACAGCGCGGCTGCGGCGTCTACCACGCGGGCCGGGCCAAACTCGCCGGCAAGGATCATTGCGTTGGCAGCGTTGATGAAGGCGGCATCCGCCGGCGCGCCCGTAGCCGGCGCGGTGATCAGCACTGGCATGGCTCCCGTTGCGCGGATTGCCTCCACGACCATTCGCATGCGCTTCTTCCAGGCAACCAGATTGCCCACCGGCGCATCGTTGCGCTCGTTGGTGACGGCCAGCAGCGCGTAGAAGTCCGGCCGCAGCGCGGAGATGTCCAGGGTCGCGCGGCGCAGCAAGTCCACCGTGTTGCCGCCGCCGCGGGCGGCGAACACAACCTCGATACCCAGTTCGTCACGCAGCAGGTTGCCCCAGCGGCTAGCCCAATCGTCGCCCAGGTTGAACCCTTCGGTGATCGAGTCGATGCCGCAGACCAGGCGCGGGCGACGGGACGCCAACAGGCGGTAGGTCAGGCTCAGGAACCGCGTGCGGCCCGCGCGCGCGATCACGCACGGCTGGCCCCAGCAGCGGCCGCTGTCGCCGTCGCCGGGGTTGCCGGTGGTCACCGATACCGATTCACGCGTCCGGCTCTTGGTGATCGTGGCGGTGTTGATCCGCCCCTCGTGCCGCAGCTCGATGACGCCCTCTTCGCCAGCGGCAAAGGTGAAAGGCACAGCCACCTGTTTTGCCGCCACAGTCGGGATAGCCGAGTTGTAGGACGGCCACAGCAGCAGCTGCAGAACGCCCTGCAGCGCGTCGTAGACGGCGACCGAGCCGTAGAGCTCCGGAGCGCGACGACCTACGCCGAAGACCGCGCCGGCATCCACCACCCGGAACCGGATCGCCGTGGCAGTCGGGTCCAAGGTCGAATACTCCGGCCGGTGCAGGACCGCGTCGCCGCCGTTGGGCGACAGCACGCCTTCGCCGGAGAAGTCCCAGACGCCCGAGGCCTGGACCGTGGTGCTGGCATCGCCGAAGTATTCGGCCAACAGGACGCGGTTGGCTGGCACCTCCGGCACCACATAGCGCCCGGTGAGCCCGAAGCGGACGGCCGCCACGGACGGGCTCAGCACGACTGCGTTGCCGGTGGCATCGCCCGCCACCGCCTTGCCGCCGCTGTCGTTGGCCGCGTCGTATTCGAGCGTGGCCGTACTGGTGTAGATGGCCACTGCCCCGTTCTTCGGCACCGTGAGGCCCTTCGGGAAATGCTGCCCAGCTACGAGCAGGTTCTCGCCCACCACCGGCCGGAACGCATGTGAGGACAGCACGTCGTAGCGATCGCGCCAGTCGGCAGGGTTCTTCTGCAGCACCTTCAGCCGCGCATAGCCGCCGCCGGCCAGGACATTGATGCGCAGGGTTTCCAGCACCATGGCCTCGGGGAATCCGTATTGCAGCACCCGGGTGAAGCCGCCGGCGGCGCTGACGGCCGCAGCCGCTTCCCCGCTGGTCATGCTGACCAGCTGCGGCGATACACCAGACGCCCGCAGGGCCACGTCGCTCGCGCTTGCCGCCAGTTGCCCGGCCCGCTCACCGGCGATCAGCGTGGCACCCCACATGGTGCCGTAGGACGAAATACCGAACGCCGTCGTGCCGGCCGCATCACCGGCGAAGCTCATCGTCTCCCCTGCACTGCTCTCCCGAGACATAAGGTCCGAATCGGTGTAAATGCCCCAGGTCCAGCCGGCCTGGACATACGTGGTCGGGAAATCCCGGCCGGCGACGAACGTGTTGATCGAGCCGGTGATCAGCGTGACCGGGTATTCGTCCACCACCGTGCCGGCGGTGTCGCCGCTGTTGGAGCGCGCAATAATCTTCAGCTTCGCCGGTCCGCCCTTGCCGGCATGGAGCCGGATCTCTGAAAGGTAGCCCGCAACCGGGAAGCCACGCAGATCCGCCAACGTGGCGCCGCCTGGCGTGCGGCCGCTGCCGGCGTTGAGGACAGTCCGGCCCAGGCTCAGCACGCCATTGCCCGACGATGAGCTGACCGCAACCTGCGAAGCAACGTCGGAACTGTCGGCCTTCTGAGTCAGGGTGTCCGGCCGCAAGAACTGCCAGACCACGCCATCCCACCGGTACTGACCAGCCCCGTCACCATTGGTCACGAAGGCGCCCTGACCTTCATAGGTGCCCACGACGGCCTGCAGGTCTGCGAGCGTATCGGCATAGATGGCATTGGACGACTGGCCCGCCTTCAGTGCCTCCAGGTCGGCCGGGATTCCGGACGCGTCCAGCTGAGTACCCACGAAGCTGGCCAGCACGCTTGCCGGCGCCTGCGCATTGCGCCCGCCCTCCATGACCGCCAGCTTTGTGACGCTGCTGATGGCGCCGATATCCTGGTACTGACTGAGTTCTTTCTCTGCCACGGATTACCCCTTTCCGATGAGTTGATAGCCGTCATGGCCCAGCAGCCGCGCACCGTCGTCGCCGATCAGCAGCTGCAGATAGTTGGATGTGTCGAACTCGAACGGTTCGTCCGGTTCGTAGGTGCGGAACTCCAAGGCCACGCCAGCAGCGGATGGCACCCACTGGCCGACGTTGCCGAGGAAGAAGTCGTTGTCGGTGGCCTTGCGCCCGATATGCACCCGGATCCGTGCGGTCCCGATGTCCTCGACCGCAATTCGATCGACTTCAAACAGGACACGCAGGGCCGCTTCGATCTGCGCCGCGGTGCCGAAGCCGCTGTCCACCAATACCTTCCAGCGCAGAAGGCGACGATAGTTGACGTCGTCCAGCGTGGAGCCGCCGGTAAACAGGCCGGCTCCCACCCGGTACATCGGGAACTCACCAAAGCCGCCGATGTTGGGCTGGCCCTGGAAGCCGAAGTGCCAGATGGCGCGGGTGTTTGTGATCCGGCGTGGCCTATCCAGAAGGTCCCCTATGCCGTCAAGCTGCGCGCCAACGGCCGTATCCAGCCACCGTTCGTCCCGCAGTTGCCTGAGCGCCACCTGGAGGGTGTTCATCGGCTGGATCAGCGCCCTGACCAGCGCTTCCAGGCGCGGCGATTCCTTGAATTGCGCAGTCCAGTTGGACCAGGCAATGCCACCGTGATCCTGATCAAGATCCATTGTTCACCTCGATGCGACTGGCATCGAACAACGCACGCTGGTGCGGCTGGATGGTGATGTTGGCCGCCTGGTACGCCTCGGCTGGTGGCGGCGTCGCCGGATCCGTGGACGTCGCGAACGACAGACCTGCGTAAGCCACCCCGGAAACGGTGTAGACCGCGCGATAGAAGGCTTGCCACACCACGTCGTCGCCGATTTCCAGCTGGGCGCCGAACTGAGCGAGTGCCTTCTGGATGTCCGAATAGCCGGCGTCCGGAAACGACTGTTCGTCCGGATCGAGCAACGTGATTGCCGCCTTGATCCATACGTACACCGGCACGGGCCGGTCGAAGCGGACGACCGTCTGCAAGCCGAGAGCGCCAACGACGGGCACGGCGAAGGCTCCGTGCGTCGCGATGCCGGCAGCCTTCGAATCGTAGATAGCCTGGGCGATCTCAACGTCCAGGCCGCCTTCGGCGATGACGTGCAGCGAATGCGGTGGGCGACCGGACATATCCGTGTAGTCGCCAGTGTTCTCGTAGGCCACCACATTGCTGACGCCAGGCGCGCCTGCGCGGACGTGCGCAACCACCGCGCGGAGGGTTGCGCCTCCCAGTGCATACAGGCCGTTGCCATAGCGGTTACGCAGGGACGAATCGCTCTCGGCGACTTCGCCGTCAGCCGCCGATGCGTGGTTGGTGACGTCAGTCCAGCCCGCGACCTCGGTGACGATTTCGGTCAAGGTCGCTGGATCGGCGCCGAGCGTGGACGGGGCCACGGTCTGCGCCAGTGCAGGACTGCCCAGCCGCTGGAGGGCGAGATTCGGCGTGAAGCCGAGCGGAAAGCCAGTCCCCGAAGAGGCTGCCAACCGAAGCCCAGCTGCCGAAGCCGTGACCGAAACACTCGCATCCGTGATGGCAGCGGCCAGGCCCTCGTAGACCTGCGTCGCCGACGCGCCGGCTGGCGCCGCAAAGCTGAAGGGGATGCCGTCCACGTACAGGGTGTACGTTTGTCCACCGACGGGGCTTGCGGCCACCAACGTCGCATCAGCAGCGTTCGCCCGGGTGATCCGCGCCTCCTTCGACAGTTCCCACAGCTCCGACGTGGCCGTGTTCCGAAGCTGGCTGCCAGCAGGCACCGTGGTGCCGCCAGCGCCGTAGAGCACCACATAGCCGCGGGAGCGCGTGGCACCCTCGCGTGTCGCACCGGTGAGGGACACCGCGTTGTCCAGGTTGACCCCGCTGGCCGTGCTGGGGTACATCGCCCCATAGACACCTTCGGCCAGCTCCCATACGGCCGCCTCGCGTTCGGCGAAGGTGTCGATCAGGATGCCGATCACCGAGTCGGGCCGGGTCTCAATCTCGCCGGGAAGCCCCGCTGCCTGCAGATTGTTCCGCAGGGCGGCGATGACCTCGGGCCGAATGTCGGCCAGGCGCTTGCGCACGAAGCCGGCGGGGGTTACGCCATAGTCGGCCATGAACTACTCCGAGATGATGATGGTGTCGGCGATCACGCCTTCATCGGTGGATGCCTGGAAGACGACGCTCAGGCTGCGGCGCTGCCGGTCGATGTCCAGCTGCATGCTGGTCACGCGCGAGACGCCGGGCACGTCGTTGATGCGGTTGCGCAGGATCGATTCGATCTCGGTGCGGCTGGGCCGCTTGACCAGGATCGATTCAAGATATGGCACGCCGAAGGTGGTATCGAGGAAGTACTCACCGAGCCAGGTCTGCAGCGTGACCTTGATCTGTTGCTTGACCCGCGCAGCACCGTCCACCAGCACGCCATTGCCAGCCTCGACCGCCAGGTCGTGTGCGCCGTTGAGCTTGAGGTCCATGGTCATCGCTGCGGCTTCCCAGATGTGCCGGTGCCCGGTGAAACGCCGGTGGTGATGTGGTCCATCAGGCTTACGCCGCCGGCCACAACGTCTTCGGTGGCATCGAGCCTCCCGTTTACGGTGACATTGGCGTCTACGGTCAGCCCTGCAGGGGCGCTGATGGTCGCGGCGCCGTTGGTAGCGATGGAGACGGTGCCGTCCGATGCGATGGAGATGCTGGCGCCGTTGAACCGTATGACCAGATTCTCGGTGTCCACGGCAGGGCCGCCCGGCCGGCACACGGGCGTCGCGAAGGCGTCCGTGAGGTCGAACATGCGAGGATCGCCCGGCACGCCGTCGGCGCCCGAGAGCCAGTTCTCCAAAGCGCGCTCGCTGAAGTGCAGCAGGACGTCGTCGCCGGCTGTCAGAGGCACCGAGATGATGGCGGCCCCTCCCATACCCCGGGGGAAGCAGACCGGGACACTGAAGATGCTTGGCGCCTGCAGCGGATCACCGGAAGCGAGAGCCTTGCTCAGCGCCGGCCTCACGACGGCCGTATGCCCGTCGAAGCTGATCACCTTGCCTGGCAAACACGTGTGCACCTCGGCCAGCTCGGTTGCGATCAGCCTGCGCATTTCCGTGGCCTTGCTCATTCAAGTTGCTCCGATAGATCCAGCTCGGTCATCCAGTCGCCGCCATGGAAATCCCCCACATGCGATACGCCGTGAACTCGCCAGACGCCTTGGACCTGCCGGCTGTCCATCTTCACGCGGTCGCCCGGGTTGAGCCACGGCAGCAGCAGTGACCGGACACGCCAGCCATCCCGCCGCTGCCGCTCAGAAACGATGGTGGCTGCGACGCTGTGGTCCTTCTTCTTCCTTTTCTTCTTTCCAGAGCCGGGCTCTGCGTTGGCGTCCATCTCACGAGCAGACTGGCGAACCCGGTCCGGGCTTCCGATCAGCCCTGAATCGGGGCGCAGTACCACGATGGATCGTTCCGTCACGCCGCGGACCGCGACGACCTGCAAGGTCTCGTTCTGTACCGACCATTCGAGCCCAGCACCGCGACATAGCTTGTGCAGCGCCTGCCTTGCCGGTCCATAGAAACTGAAGCCGTGATCCCACGTCCTGGCCGAAAGCGAGCGAGGCATGTTGAGCACCAGCCCGATCTGCTGGGACACCGCCTGGATGATGGTCGCCGAGTTCGCGCCCGGGCCGTAGCCCAGCGACACGGCCGTATCCCGCAGCTCCCCGTACCCGTCAACCACCGCCAGCTCCGTGATCACATCGGGCGATTCGAACCTGGTGAAGGAATCGACCACCGTGCCGGCGGCAACCAGGATCGGACCGCTTTCCTCTTCGTAGCCGGCATAGAGATATGCCCGCAGGTCGGGCTTCTCCAACGCCTTGCGCGTAGCTTCCTTGAGGTTGTAGATCCGGATCGAATGGACGTTCGGATCCTCCTGGGTATCCTTCTGAACATCAAACTGGATCTGCATGGGCGGCTGGATCACCACGCCCTGGCCACCGGGTGGGCCAACGACAAGCCGGTAGGTGCGGCGAAACCTTGCCATCAGCGACCCCCAGCCGTTGCGATCTCTGCGGCCGACACGTACACCAGCTCGGCCTGGCCACGAATGAAGCCATCGCGCGCGATACCTGCATCGTCTCCAAGCACCAGCGCCAGCAGCTCGCCGGGCGGGACGTCCAGATAGTGAACCCTCGCCAGGAGCGGCACGTTCGGCACGACGACGATGCCTGCGACCAACGTCTCCTGGTTGTAGTTCTGGATCTCCATGGCCCAGAAGCTGCCCTCGCTGTTCCAGCTCAACCGGATGAAGAAGGTCTCACCGTCCAGCTCCACCTCGAGCAGTTGGTCGTTGGCGTCAATGGTGGGAATCGCGAACATCATTTACCCCCGGCCGTCGGCGCTGGCTTCTCGATGCCCAGTGTCGCGTCCACATATTCGGTGGCCTTGGCGCTCAGATCCTTGGCGTTGACCTTGCCGGCGCTGGTCCGGGTAGATCCTGCTTTGCCCTTAGCCTTCGGCGAAGCCTTGTCCTCGGGCACCGTGTCGGTCTGCAGCTGAGATTTGACGATCCGGCGGAAATCGCAATCGATGGTGAAGTGGTCACCTTCGTTCGACCTGCCGATCCTGCATCGCTCCATGACCATGTCGGCATAGGTGTCCATGCCGGTGGTGACCGTGATCGGCTCGCGCGCCTCGTGGAGTCGCCGCAGAACGTCCTTTGCCTCGACCAGCTTCTGCCAGCCACCAGCGCCATAGACGGTGATCTGTGCCGACGTCACCTGACCCGACAGGGAGAGCTTCTCCGCGTCATTGGAGACGTTGTCGGTGATGGTCCCGCCATCCTCCACGGGGTACGTGGTGGCGTAGCTGTCCAGGAACGTGTCTTCGCTGACCAGCGCATCCAGTTGAAGGGTGCCGACAGCCGCGCGCGTGCCGAACAGCGTGTTGAAGGTGAGCGCGGTGTTCGTGGCCATGATCAGTACCCGATTGCGAACCAGAACATGCCGGACCAGTTGGCCGAGGCGTCGCCCGGCTTCTGGATGTAGGTTTGAAACTGACTGGCCGAAGGGGTGCCCAACAGCTGCACGAATGCGTCTATCGCAGTATTCGCTGCGCCAATGCGCTCAGCGAACACCACCGTGAGACAGGCATTCGGGAACTCAGTCGGAAACACGATCGTCGGGCCGGAGCCTTCGTCCATTCCTGTTGACGGGATATAGCGCCCCCACTGCAGGATCAGCTCTTGTTGGCCATCGTCGGTAGCCAGTCGGGCAAAGCCGTTGGTCTGCATCGACGCGGCAGCCAGCTTGAGGAACGCACCCATTCCCAGGTTGCCGCGCGCTTCGCCGGCAGATGTCGCTCCGGTTCCGCCCTTGGCGACCGGAAGCGTGCCGGGGATATCGGGGAGCAAGATGTCCAGCGCGTGCGAGTGGCTTGTGCCGCCGGCAGCATTGGCTGAGCTCGTGGTGATCGTGCTGGGCGTGCCCATGGAGATCACTCGGTCGGACCCGAAGGTGCCGCCGCCGGTAAGGCCGGCGCCTGCCGTGAACTGGCGACTGGCGAAAACGAAGGAACCCAGGTCCGTCCCATCCACCTGCGCCTTGAGCCCGGCACTTCCCGCCCAGCCGATGTAGACCTTGTTGGTGGATTGCCCGGCACCGCCGCCCTGCTGGACTGGCGCGAACCCCAGGTTGAACTTCATGTCCAGAGCCTGCCAGAGCGTAGAGGTATCCCCTGGCGTCAGGTCCAGGCCTGCCGCGTCGGTGACGCCTTTCAACTGGCCGAACAACCATTGCTGCCGCAGGCCGTCCATATGGTGCACAGCGTTGAACTGCTCAGCCGCCGGCGGGGTCTGGCCGATGAAGCTCCAGCCGACCTTCACGGCCTCTTGGCTGAGCGTGGCGACAGGGCCTTCGCTCGCCCACGAGAAAGAGAAGCCGTCGAAGAAGTTCATATCGGGCATGTCTATTCCTGAAACTAAAAAGGCCCGCAGAAGCGGGCCTTGTTTGGTTGGACGCGATTACTGCGGCTACCCGCTGACATTCTCGTCTGCTAAGCGCTTCCACTTAAGGTCGTTCGCTAAGAGCCGTCGGCGGGAAGACCAGTACGTCTCCACAGCGCAAAATGCCTCGGTTGTGACCTTGAACCACGTATTCACTGCGGACTTGTCTCGATCACTCACAAAGGGGGCTCCCTCAACGTAGGCAATTTGCCACTCGTCCCCGATCTTCACCGACTGAGCTGCCAGCATGAGCTTGTGCAGGGTTGACAGATGAACCGATCCATTAAGCAAGTGATATGCATCTTCGACCCACGGATTCTGCTTCGCCAACAAATCAATACACCGTCGGTCCGTGAGCCTTTCACCATCGCCATCTTTGACTTTTCTTAATTCAACGCGCTCGCTGAGCAATTCGTCGGCGATGTCATGCGGACACGTTTGCATCAAGATCGCATTCAGCCTTGCTACGGAGTCCAGTTGCATCCTCGCGAGCGCGCAGCAACCAAGAAACGCGTCAATTTTCGCCAGTGCAGCAAAGGAGCGTACTGTGTCCATACCTCTCAACAAGCCGGCGAGCAGGTACTGGTCATAGGGAAGAAGGATCCCATTGCCACCAACAAGCCTCTTGCTCGTCTCAGTAAGCCTGCCTTGCAACGCATCTCTTCCCTCGAACGTTCTAAACATTCGCTTCCTCCGATGATGAACGGCATCATCTCATGAGCGCTTTAGAAAGCCTCAACGGCCGTTGGAAGCTGATACTGAAGGCCGCTGAAGGCCTTGCTGGTGCCGCGCTGGGCGGCCGCACCGAACGATGCCGGGCTACCCCCTGGCGGTGCTGTTACCTGCACACTGGCGGTCTGGGTGATGTTCTGGTTCACCGCCGAGCGGCCAGCGTTCACCACGCTGGATGGGCTGACTGCCCCGAAGCCAGCGCCGCTGGCGCCCACCTGGATGCCAGACTTCACCCAGCCCGGCAGCATGCCTGTGAGGGCACTCCAGCCCGCACTGAACCTGGAAGTGATCCAGTCCCATAGGCGACTCACGCCGGACCTTACGCCGTCCCACGCCTTGCCAAACGTGATCACGATCCAGCCAGCGCTCTCACCGAGCCACTTGCCGAAGGCGACGAACCGGTCGATGAAGAAGCCGAGGATGTTGATACCGAGGCGGATAGCCGCTGCGATGGCCTCACCGAAAACCTTGCCGGCCCCGGCCGCGCTGCTGATTTCCTCTGCCGTGGCGTTCGCCGGATCGATGAGCTTCACGAACCAGCGCCAGGCATCGCCGAGCCATTGGCCGAGCTGTGCGAACACAGGTCCCAGAGGAGCGAACGCGATCTGCAGCTGAGCGCCGACGCCCTGCATCCCGTCCACCAGGCCACGCCATAGCCCGACGAAAAAGGCCTTGATCGGCTCCCAGTAGCGATATACCAGCAAGCCCGCGGCGACCAGCGCGCCTGCAATCAGAGCGAAGGCACCGGCGCCAAGCACGCCGAATGCCGTGACGGCGGTGCTGAGGCCGCGCATGACCTTCAAGAGGCGTATGCCCAACGGCCCGAGCTTGGCGAATGCTTGAGCAGTCTTGCCACGCGCCAGTCTGTTAAAGAACAACATGGCGGGGCGACCGGCCCTCCCGATCATTGCGAAGGCCTTCCCAATATCAACCGCAAAGCCAGCGAGGCTCTTGAAAACGAATCGGAGCGCGTAACCGCCGGCGATTACACCCAGAGCCGCGCCGATTTGCCCCATGTTCTGTATGGCGACCTGTGCCACCCGGTTGAACTTTTCCGCGATCCCATATTGCTGGTTCAGCTCACCCGCGCGCCGAACGAAGTTATTGCGGATCTGCGTCATGGACCTGGAGAAGGTCATCGGCAGCTTGGCGAACTCTTCATCGACCTGCTGCGTTTGGCGCAGCAGCCCATTTGCGATGGCCTTCGCGGTGATCTTCCCCTCTTCGCCCAGCTCCTTCAGCTTGCCGACGTTCGTTCCCAGCGCATCGGCAATCGCCTTGGCCAATCGCGGCGCCTGCTCAAGGATCGAGTTCAGCTCCTCACCTCGCAGCACACCGGTGTTCATTGCCTGACCGAACTGAACGAGCGCCGCATCTTGTGATGCAGCACTCCCGCCACCGATGGTCATCAGCTTGCTGATCGTGTTCGAGAGCATCAGCGTCTGATCGTTGGACAAGCCTATCGCTTCGCGACTCCGTGCCATGGACACGAAAGTGTCGGCCAGTGAGGAATACTGCTGGCCAGTGCCATGGGCGGTTCGATACAGAAACTCAACGGACCTGTCACGAACAGCAGCGTCTGGCGTTTGCAGGCCCACGCGGCCACGGGCACCGGCCCATTCGTCAGAAGCATTCATCAATGCCCTGCCGCTTGCCAGTCCAATCAGCCCTTGGATCATGCCGCCAATTTCGCCTGCGCCCTGGCCTCTGGTACGGCTTCGAGAGGATCGAGCTTCGCGGTTTATCCGCCGCTGCTTGGCTTCTACGCGGTCCATCTGCCGAAGCACTTCCCCGTAGCCCTGCCGCGCACCCTGCCGCAGACCGATGGCGAACTCTCGAGCCTCATACTTCAGCCGCGAGACGCCACGAAGCAGGCGAGAAGCTGGGGCATTGGACTGCTCGAAGTTCTTCTGCAATACACGCGCCTGCGAAGCAAGAGCTTGCATCGCAGGAGACATATTCCGAAGTGTGGCGTCCAGCTTGCTCGCACTGCCGGTGGATTTCCCAAGCGCCGCATTCAACTTCGTTGTAGCAGCTTTGGCGACTGCATTTATCTGCTTTTCAGCGACCCGGTAGCCCTCGACGTACTTCTTGAGGTTGCCGTCCTTGAGTTCATAGCGAAGCTGAGTGACAAGTTCGCGCAGTGCCATGGTCACTTCCCGGTGGGATTCTTGTGCGCCGCCGCCTCGGCCGCCTCGCGGGCGTCCAGCAAGGCGTTGAGCTTGATGAGATCCATGAGGTCAACCGTTCCCTGGTTGACCTCGGTCATGGAAACGAGGCCGGCCAATACTGGCCGGAAGATCAGGAACTCTCGCTCGAGCTCGGGCTCGAACCGTCCAACAGGCCGCTCAGCCGTCCTTTCAGGCCCGCCGCTCCAGAGAGGCCGAGCCATCGCCCCAAAGGGCCGGCGAAGTTCAGTTGGATGATGTGGAAAAGCAGTTCCAGGATCTCGGCGAAGTCGTCGAAGGCATCATCCATCGCCGTCGAGGTGAGCTTCCGGGCGTCCTTTCCAGGCTTCTCGAAGGCCACGCGCTCCGAATCGATCAGGCGCCCGCACCAGGCATCGAGGCCCTTGCCGTCCAAGGACGTCGAGAAAGCCCGAATTGCACCGACCAGCGCGCCTTCGTCCAGCACGTCGCCAGCGTCCTCGGGCTTGCCCACCGCGCTGGCCAGCAGCGATCCGATGCTCGGCAGGAGCTCCTTTTGCAGATCACCGAAGATCCGCAGCTGGTCACGCGGCGCGAAGGTTTGCAGGTAGAACACCGTCTGCCCGATGGTCACTTCCTTCCTGGCCATCAGCGTGCCCCCCCGACGTGGTAGACCGCGCTGTTGGACGTTTCGATGGTCCACTCGCGGTTTCCGGTGGTGGCACCGAACTCGGTGTTGGGCTTCTTCACCACCCAGGAGCTGGGGTCGGCAATCAAGGTCCGGCCGGTCAGGTCGGTGATGCCGAGCGGGAACGCGCCCTGCCCGTGCGAGGCGCGATCGAAGTCAGCGATTGCGGAAAGGGCGTCGTTGCTCTTGCTGGTCTGCAGCAGGGTCAGGGTGATCTGCAGCGACCGGTTCTGCGACATCGAGCGCGCCTTCTCGCCGTTGGCGCCGACGACCGAGGAGATGCCATCGCCCATTTCTTCGACGGAAACGAACGTGTCTTCGGCATAGCCGGTGATGATGTGGGGGCCGCAGGTGATGATCACCTGCGAGGAATCGTAGGTCTTAGCCGACATGGGTGCGCGCCTCAGATGCTGTAGGAAAGGGTGCCGGTGATTTCGGTGGTGTGGATCGCGCCGGCCAGGCGCGCGGAGAACTTGATGCCCTCCAGCAGCCGGCGGGACTTCACGCTGTCCGCAATCTCGGCCAGGCCCGGATACGTGATCCGGTAGGACGGCAGCAGGTTGTCGTCGGCGTCGGTTTCCTCCGGCGCGATGCCGCCGGCAGCCACACCTGCATCCAGCGCCGCGCGCAGGGCAGAGACGATCACCTGGATACCGGCACTGGTGTACGGAATTTTGCCGTCGGCCTTGGCCAGCACGTCCACGATGCCGGTCTGGATGCGGTCCTTCAGCCAGTCGCGGAAGCGGATGGTGTCGATCCATTCGCCGCTGGCCACGGTGCCGTACTGGGTCAGGCCAAGGTTGCGGAACTGCTCGTAGGTGTTGGCGTTCTTGCTGCGGATGACCTGCGATACACCCTCGGACAGCGCATCGGTCTGCACTCCCGACAGCCGGACGTTCGCCCAGGTTTCCGAGCCGGGGTCATAGGTGAAGCGGTCGGCAGCGACAGCCGCCTCAAGCCATTCCACCCCCGCACGTGCGTGATACCAGAGCGCGGTCCGGTTGTAGTTCAGCGCCTGCAGCTGACTAGCGATGTCGCCGGCGCCCGCCGCCGCAATGGCGGCATCACCGGAACTGGCCAGCAGCAGCTTCTCGTTTGCTTCCACCCAGGCGGCGGCCGTCAGGATGTCAGCAGCGACCGCTGAGGGCAGGATGAGCCCATACCATCCGGTGTGGGCCGCGTTGATGGCGATCAGGGCCTCGGTAACCGTTTCGGTGGCGTCGCCATCCTCATCGACGGTCCGGCGGCCGATGTACACCTGGTTGATTGCCCTGGCCTGCTGGAACACGGTCTGAACCGCAAGATAGAGGTCATCGGTCAGCCCTACCCCATGGTCCAGCAGCTCGTCGGCGGACGTGACCAGGAACACGCGTGGCTGGTCGTCGGGCAGCTCGGCCAGGAACAGCAGGTCCGAGAAGGACTGCTGGTTGATGGAGGTGGTCGCCAGCGAGATCTCGACGTTGGCGATGCGATTGATGGATGCCATTGCAGGTTGCTCCTGGGCATGGAAACGGCCGCCGTTGGCGGGTCGAGATGGATGGGTTGAGGAGGTCAGCCGGGGCTGCCGGCCTCGAAGTGGTCGGCAGTCTCGCTGTCCGGATCCTGCAGGGTCATTTCCCCCTGCACGGTCGTAATCAGGCCGACGTCTTCGTCGTGCTGTTTTGTGTAGCGCACACCGATGTCCAGCACGGCGCGGGGCTCGTACCTGCCGCCGTCACGCAGCACTGGCACGTTCTGCACGGCATCGGTCGCGTAGACGGCCAGGTTGGCGGCATAGGCGGCCGCGACCATGGACGGGCCCTTCAAGCGCTGGGACAGGTCGTCCAAGGCGTCGGTGGAACCCTCTCCGAAGCATTGCAGCTCCACGGTGGAATCCCTGTGCGCCGCATAGGTCTGCATGCCGTCCTCGGTCAGGTCAGCTTCCATAAGCGGTGCGCGCGGCGCAGCATCAACTCGCAGCGTGATGTACGGCAGGCTGGGCCGAGGGCCATTCTGGTTGGCGAAGATCACCTGCAGGGGCGTTGCTTTCGCCACAAGGGCGCGGATCTCATCCTCGATCATGCGCCTTCCTCGGTCGGTGACTTCTCGCGGACGGCCAGATACCGATAATGGTTCACCCCCCGCATGCCGACGTTCCAGTCGCTGCCGGCCGTGACCAGGTAGCGATCGCCGCGGTGGACGACCAGATCACCGTTTCCTGGCGCCTCCCCGGCTACGGCCAGGGCCGTCCGGGTGTACACACGAACCGCCGATTCCACGCGCCGGCCTTCCGCCAAGGCCTGCAACTGGTCGTAGTCGTCCTTCTTGGCCGGCTGGATGCTGGCACGGAAGGTGGTTTCCAACTCCGCTCCTTCGACCCATCGACCGTCCACGTATGAACCTGGAGTGCGGGTGATGCGCAGGTGCGTACGTTCGCCGAGCATGCGCATCAGGTCTTCTCCCAGCGGATAGCGTTGACCAGCACGCCGTGGTCGATCAGAGGCACGTCGCTCTGCAGTGAGATGGCCGCGCTGGATGCCGGCGCCCTCAAGAGCGGCAAGGAAATGACTGATCCACCCTTCTTCGCCCTGCTCTTGGCCTGCACGGTGCTCTTCGCGTTAGGCACCGCCCAACTCTTCGACGCGCGCACATGTGCCTGTTGATGCTGCTGAGCGAACTCTCCCAGCGTGGCGAGGGCTACATCGACCGATACGCCCTTCTCCACCCTGGCCGCCATGCGCTCCATCGCCACGCCCAAGGCTTTCTCGTTCTTCTGGGCGAAGTCCCGGATAAATGGCCGAGCCGGGATGGTCTCGGTCCCGAACTCGTTGTAGATCGCGATATCGAGGATGCTGGTGCCCTCTTCGTCACCAGCATCGGACTGGATGCCGACCTTCACGCCCCGCCCGTCCAGGGCGTCTACTTGCCGCAGATACTGCTCCATGCCGCGGTTGTCGGATTTCGTTACGGCGGCCATCCGCAGCACCTCGGAAGCACAGGGCTGACCGTGATTGCGCCCAGCCGAGTGCAGATGTCGTTCAGAGCGGCCCAGCGGCCGTAGAAGCCAAGGGGGTCGCTGATCGCAACTCCCTCGGCCCCGCTCACGTACGTTCGGCTCAGGTCGCCATCGGTCTGCGATTTCACCCCAAGCGGGATGACCTCCTCCGCGTCTGCGGCGTCCTGCTGCTGCTGGCGGCCGTAGAGCAGCCACGCGGCGTACCAGGCGACAGCCTCATCGGCCTTCTGCTTGGTGAGGCACCCTGGCCGATACGCCTCCGCCAGCGAGATCGCGGTGGCCCGGTCTTGTTCGGTGGCGGTAAGCCCCGGCGCAAGGAAGGCCAGGATCTCGCTGACGGTAGGCGCGGCCATGGTCAGGCGTCCTTGCCGTCGCCGCCGCCTGCAGCCTTCTCGGCCTCGGCAATAGCCGCCTGGAGCTTCTCCGCGCCCCAGTTGGCGCCGGCGTTGGGCACGCCCAGTTCCTTTGCGCGCGCGACCAGGGCAGCCTTGCCGTCGTCGCCGCCGCCCGCAGCGGCGCCCGCTGCGGCCGTGGTGATCTCCAGCACGTCAGCCTTGACCAGCTTGTCCAGGTTCGGCGTGGCCTTGGCGTCGAAGGTCTGGCCCGGGGCATACACCTTGCCGCCGTGCACGTGCGCCGCGGTGGACTTGTTCTTGTAGGTCGCCATCACAGCACCGCCTTGGTGAATGCCAGGGGATAGAACACGGACACACCTGCGGTGCGCGCCATGCAGGGAACGACCAGTTCAAGGTTGCGGGCCTGCGCCGGCAACTGGTTGAACTGCATCGGGACGTCGTGGGTGATGTTGTCCACCGCGAACTCACCCGCGATGATCAGATCGCCATCACCCGGCCCGGCGCCGGCCAGCTCGGCCATCTCATCGAACTGCAGCCCCGGGTGCTTGCGCTTGAAGAACTCCAGCACCGTCAGGCCATTGGAGTCCGGGAGGCGCTTGGAGCTGATGATCGACAGCGGCTCGGTCGCCATCGCGAAGCGGTTCGGGGTGTGCACGCCGTTGGACTGGATCCGGATGCCGTTGTAGATGGCGTCCAGGTCGGCCAGCATCACGTCCGCATCGGTGGCCATGGTCCAGCCGCCGGTGATGGTGGTGGTGCCGATGTTGGGGTGGTTGGTCAGGCCGAACAGGCCATATTCCGCATCACCCACCATGCCGATCAGGTTCAGCTTGATTTCGATGGCCAGGCGCGAGGCATTGGCCTTACGGGTCGGCAGGTTGGCGCCGGTGGCGTTGGAGGCGATCAGTTCGGCCACGTTGTAGCCGTAGGAGTCGCCGAGGGTCTTCACCCGGATGGTCTTTTCGACGCGGGCAACGTCCGATCGCGGCAGGTCATCTGCATAGTTCGCAATGACCTTTGCGATTCCCACCGAGTCATACACCGAATAGGTGATGGTCTCGGCCCATTCGGGCACATCGCTGGAGGGAGGAACCAGCAGCAGACCCTTCATCGGGGGCAGCTTGCGGTCGTAGGTACGGGTGCGGACGTAGTCCAACTGGCGGGCCGTGAAGATCCCGGCATCCTGACGGATCAGGTTAGCGCCGGAGATCTGCTGGAACTGGTCCACCGCGGTGACGTCAGCCTCGTCGTAGTGCAGGTGCGTGGCAGGCATTGTGGTTTCCTGAGATGAAGAAGCCGCCCGAAGGCGGCTTGAAAGGTGGTGATGCAGCCAGCGCCGTTACGGTGCGGCCGGCGCGGTGGCGAATGGGTTGTGCAGCTCGACCAGCGCCACGTTGCTGGCGACACCGGCCGGATCCGTGACCGACACGATGCCGCTGCGGAATACCGCATTGGGCAGCGCCGTACCCACATTGGCGACGCGGCCGTCTGCTGCGAAGGAAACGGGGCCGTCCTCGGTGACCGCGCCGCCCGGAGCGACCTGCGCCCACACATGGCCCTTGGTCATAACCGACGCGCAGTCGTACTGGACATAGCCCGGGCCGGTGATGGTGTGGCTGTGCAGGCTGATGCCGCGCACCTTGGTGCCGGCGCCCGGGATCAAGATCTTGCTGGCGTTGGTGCCGCAGACCAGGCCCAGGCCAAGGCCCGCAGCGCCGACCGGGAACGACTCGACGCGATCATCGCCCGAATCGCCCTTCATGCCCGCGAAGGCGCGGGACTGGTAGTTCTCGTACATGGTAGGGATCACTCCTCGGTGGTTTCGCCGCTGTTGCGGGCCTTCATGCGCTCACGCGCGGAACGGGCGTCCTGGCGGACTTCGGGCTGACTGTCGGCGGAGCGCTGGCCGGCCAGGTCCTGCCGCTGGCTGGCGACGGCGTCCTGCCGCTGGCCCTTCTCGGCGACGGCCAGGTCATAGGCCGCCTCGATGTAGCCGTCCGTCTTACCGGTCAGGTCGAAGCTGTCGCCGCGCACCTTCTTGATCACCGCGGTGCGAATATCGGTGTCGCTGGCGTCCTGCTTGAACTCGGCACCCAGCTTGGTGGCGCTGCCTTCGAGCTTCAGGCGAGCCATCGCGGAGGCAACAGCGTCGGCGCGGACCTTGTCCGCGTTCTTCTCCGCGTCCGTCAGCTTGGCTTCGGCGGCATCCGCCCTCGCCTTCTCCTTGTCCACGTCGGACTTGGCGGCGGTGAGCGCATCCTGCGTTGCCTGCAGGGCGTTGGCGACCTCGGGCGCGGCATCGTAGGAGATGCCGGAGTCCAGGCGAACCTTGACCATGGTCATGGTGGTGTCTTCCTCGGTTGTGTCGGCATCTGCCGCATCAAGATTGAGCCGGGCGTTGCCCGCACGGCCACGGGGGACCAGGGCGATGTGGTTCACCCTGATGTTTCTCTGCACGGCGTCGTAGCGCTCGCCGTTGATCTCGCCTGGCGTTTCATCCAGCTCGAGCGTGTATCCGTTGCTCAGCTCTTTGGCGCCGGCATCGATCGCGGAGGTGTCGTAGATCATCAGATCACCGAGCACGTCGTTGCCATCCGCCCGTCCTTCACCGAGACATGCGCCGCAGGTGTGGAGCTTGGCGTTCTTCGACGTCACCAGCCCGGGATGTCCGATGGTGATCGGCTTGCCCTTGTAGCTGGCCAGGGAGTCGGCATGGAACACCTCTTCGGGCGGCCGGTATTCCCGACGGATGGAGCCGTTGGGCTGGCGATACTCGAAGATGCCCGTGCGCGTCAGGACTGCCGTGTCCTGCACGAAGCCTTCGGCCGTGCGCGTGGCACGCAGGGGCATGCGGTCGAACCGCTGAACGGTTGGCATGATTGATTCCTCAGTGAACGATCAGGGCGTTCAGGTCGTCCAGATCAGGCAGGACAGCCTCGGCGCTGCACCGGCACCGGATCGGCTGCCCGGGGTGCCCGTCTTCCGGCGGCTTGTCCCATCGGTAGGTCTTGCCCTCGCGGGCGACGTGCTCAGAGCGCTCTCGGCCGTCCAGAACGCCGCGCCAGCGGTATTCCTCGACGCCGATGGCCTGCTGCCGCGCCTGGGTGATGTCGCCGTTCAACTTGCCGATCTGGTCACGGGCGATCAGCTCGGCACGTGCTTTCGTGGCCTTACCTGCCTTCTGCACTACCTTGGCCACGTCCCGCAGGCTCTTGCCCGACTGCACTGCCACTGTGACCTGCCCGCGCAGCTGATCGACGTACTTCGTCGGCAAGGACTTGATGAGGTCCAGGTTCTCCGCCTCCCACACCCGAGCCATGCTCCGCAGCTCAGGGTCGGTGGCCAGCACGTTGACGCCGTAAGCCGAACGCAGCACTGCATGGAACTGCTGCTTGTTGAACGCCGTGGTGCGCCGCGCAAACTCGTTCACCAGCGGACCCAGCACCTGGTCCTGCACTGGGGAGAGGCCGGTGGCGGACTGCAGCGCCTGCACCAGACCGTCATACCAGCCCGTGTCGATGGATGGGTCGGCAATGTCGGCCCTGTATCCAAGCGCGCGCAGTACCGCCGGCTCAACGACTTCGACCACCTCAGCAGCGAGGGCCGTCAGCCTGGCCGCATAGTCACGCTCGACGCCGGCCGGGTACAGCCAGCGGCGAGGCTTGCGAGGCTTCCTCTTCATGTCTGCGCCGCATAGCTCTTGGCCGTGCCCGGCGTGGTGTCGTCAGGCTCCAGGCCGAACAGGCTGCGCTGCCTCATATATTCGCGAGCTTCATCCTCAGTCAGCCCGCTGGTGCCGGTCGCCGCGAATATGGCCTCGCTTTCGATCTTGAGCGCTTCGGCCTTGGTCTTGGCGATATCGGCCTGTTCCTTCTCGGTCAGTTGCTTCAGCGGAGCCCACTGCACTTTCCAATTGTCAGGCGTCTTCCCCGTCAGCGAGTTCTGAGCGCAGATCAGAGAGATGATCCGCTCCAGTGCTGGCTGCATGCGCAGGCTGCGCAGCTGCTCGACCAGGTTGTAATACCCCTCGAAGTCGGCGTCCCCGGTGGCGTTCTGGCCGCCCGGAGATCTCCCGAAAAGCAGTGTGACCGGGATGCCAGACTCGGCGGAGAGTGCGATCTGCATCTCCTGGAGGATCTGATTGACCCCGCCGACGTTCGTGTCACGAATGTCGTAGTCGTCATCGGCATCGACGGCGACGCTGTTTCGGATGCCGCGGGCCTGGTCAACCATCGCCAGGCGTTTCTGGATGAGCGGCTCCTGCTTCGCGGCAATGGCCTGGGCCATGCCCTTCATCTTGTGCACGGCCTGCTGCTTGCGCCGAAGAATCTCGCGCGCCAGGCCGATGCTGTCGATGTAATCCCGGATCCGCCGGAACGCGCGCCCGGCGGCGGCACGGCCGCGCCAGGGGATGCCGTCCTGCTTCATCGAGGCCGGCATCGGGTCGCCCGGCACCTCAACCAAACGCGATTCGTGCACCAGCACCTGCGTGCCTGCACCACGAACCGAGAGGCGGTAGAGCTCCGGCTGCCCGTAGTTGGTCTCGCTCGGGTTGTTGTAAGGGCGGTCTACCGAGAGGTCGTCGATGTCGTAGACCCGCAGCTCCTGGATGGTGTCCAGGCGATCGACGTTCAACGGATCGCGCAGGAGCCCGCCGTCCGCAACGATCAACAGGAGGCAGCCACCACCGCGGAGGCGCGACCAGCGCGCAGCATCTGCCAGCAGCGGCAGCACCTTGAGTCTCTCGATCTCGGCCAGGATGATGCCGTCGGTGTCACCGGTGATGGTGATGCCGCCTTTCACCGCGTTGTCGGCCGGCAGGTCCACCACTCGCGCGGGCAGGCCGCCCTCGGCATACATGGCCGTGTCGCTCAGGCCGATCACGCTGGTGAGGGCTGCAATGCCGCCTGCACCCAGCACGGCATCCATGTAGCCGTCCTGGTGGAAGGTTGGGTTCGTCATTGCGCCTGTGCCATGAAGAGGGCGAGTTCATCGTCCAGGGAGTTGAAGGCACGCGATATCGCGTCCACCTGGTCATCGAACTGGCCGTTGGGGAACATGTTTGCTTCGTTTTTCAACGGTTCGTTCCAAGGAGCGCGCAGCATCTTCACGTTGCCCGCGTTGACCTGTGCCGCGAACCCGGCGTTTCGCGCCACCTTGTCGCCCGTCTCCAGACCGAAGACGCAGGGCACGCCGTAGAGCTTGCGGCTCAGGTGCATCACCTGCGCCTTGCCAGCCTGCCCCGGATCCTGCGGGATCGACTGCAAGCACATGTCGGCCTTGCCGGTATTGCCTATGGCCGTCTCCACCTCATCCGGCCCCATGCGGGCTCGCAGGATGTCAGCGATGTAGATCACCCCTTCCTGGGTGCGGCCAAGCTTGGCGCCGACGGTCCAGTCGCCGCGCTTCATCTTCGCTTCGGTGCCCGCCAAGTCCCAGCCGCGCACGAACTGCAGGCCGGCGGGCAGCGCATCGACCACCTCGATCTTGGCCGTCTTGATGATGCCGCCTTCGCCAGGCGACGGCTGCTGTTGGTACTGCCCGGAGAACACATAGGGCATCGCCTCTCGCATGCGGTCCAAGTCCGCCGCCGTGTGCTTCTCCGGCCACAGCGCCTCACCGTCATCGGACAGGGCCGGGAAGCACACATGCTCCCAGACCTCGCCGTTGCCGCCTGGGCATGCCGGCTCGCCGGGCTTGCGACCCAGCAGCCAGCCAGCTAGGTCGCGTTCGTGCAGGCGCTGCATGATCACGATGATCGGCGTGTCCGCGCTGTTCACGCGTGACTGCAGCGTGTTGTTGAACCAGTCCAGGACGCCCTGTCGGACCGTGTCGCTCTCCGCCTCTCCTGGCTTGTGCGGGTCATCGATGATGATCGCCCCGCCAAAGCCCGGCCGTGCCTTGCCGGCGCCGAAGCCGGTTACCGTGCCTTCGGCGCCGGTCGCGTAGACCACCCCGCCCGCCGTGGTGCGCCAGTCACCCTTGGCGCTGCTGTCCTTCCGCAGCTCGACCTCGGGGAATATCTCCCCGTAGACCTCGTGCTGCACCAGCTCGCGGGCGTTGGCGCTGTTGTTCAGGGCCAGCGGCGCCGCGTAGCTGATGTGGATGAACTCGGAATCCGGCACCTTGCCCAGGCACCAGGCAATCCAGTTCACCACCGCCAGCTCGGTTTTCGAGTACCGGGGCGGCAGGTTGATCACCAGGCGCTTGCATTCGCCACGGTAGACCCGGTCCAGCGCCGCGCACAGCTGGGCATGGTGTTTGGCCCGCAGCCACTGGAAGTTCTTCTTCCGCAGGAAGGTGTAGCGGCTGAAGAAGTAGAAGTCCTCGCGCGCCAGTTCCGCCGCCACCGTCTTCTGTTCGGCGGTCAGCTCTGCCACGTCACACGTCCTCTAGCAGCCCCTTTGCCACCTCGCTGAATCGACCAGGCGTCATATCGGCACTCTGGATGGGTCCGCCATTGGGCCCGCTGTGCTCGACCTGCTGGCGGTTCGTGTACGCCCCGCCGGTCTCCTTCGCCGCCTGCTCGATCAGCTGCGCAGCCAGGGCCATGTTCTTCATCCCCTCGGCCCGGTTCGCCATGCGGTTCAGGGCGCGCAGCCGCACCGCCTTGTTGGCGATGGGAATATCCGCCGTCTCCTGCCGGAAGCGCTCGCGAGTGGCGTTGAATAGGTCTGTCCAGCGCTGTGCGAGCTTCTGGCCTGCGCGCTTGGTCGGGTCGTGCCCCTCTACCACCTGCCGGGAGACGGTCAATCCAAACTCGCTCCTGACGGCCTCGACTACCTGCGACGGTGTGTCGAAGCACGCGAGCTGCTGGACGATGTAGGTCTTTACCTCGCTACTGAGAGCAGCCATATCCCTGGAACCCTGTCAGGCCCAGTCAGGTTCAGGCCGCCTTGAGCAGGCAGGTGCCACAGGACCGGGCGATGTTGATCTTTGCCACCTCGGGCGTGCCCGCTGCGGCGTCTATGAGGCGCTGGGCCTCTGCGCTGGGTCCATAGCGCCGGACCACGCCGACGAACTCCCCAACGTCATGCCCGCGCATGGTCAGGCAAGCTGTTCCGTCCCTGTGGAACTTCGGGGCGCCGTACTGATCCGTCTCCTGGGCGATGTGGTACAGCTCGTGCTCCACCAGGGCGCAGAACTCGGCATCACTGGCTTCGCCACAGTAATCGGCTGCCAAGGTGATGACGGCTGTCGGCACATGGCCGAACCAATCCACCATCTGGCGCTCCATGCGAGCCTTCTGCCACCCACCTGCCCGGAAAGCGACCAGCTCGGCCTGGCCTACTACGGTCCTGCCCTGCTTGGTGAAGGCCGATCCAGCCCACAGGACCGCAATGTCTGCGCCCTGCAGGTGGAGGTGGTCCGGGTTGTGCAGCTCCCCGTCTTCGGACAGCACGTGGGCTTCGATCCACGTCCACACCTCAGGCGCGGGCATGAACCGCATGGCCAGGTCTTCCAGGTCGAGGTCCGACAAGCCTGCAGGTGGCTGTGGTCGCATCACGGCTGCGGCTTCCCCTCCACCCGCTCAATCCCATCGAACTGGGCTTCGTACTTCAGCAGGCAGTTGCGGCGGCCACTGCTGACCTCGAACACCTGCGAGGGCTTGGCGTCCCGCACCCACTGGCATCGCTTCGTGAGGGCTGCATCGATCGGCACGTAGGTGGCGACGGGAATCTCCACCACGGTGGGTGCTGGCGGATTTACCTTCGGCTGCTTGCCGCTACAAGCGGCGAGCAGCGACGCCGCAGTAAGTAACGCAAGTCGTTTCATTGGCTTGTCACTCCGTTATCCTGCGCCGAACCACATGGAAGATCGTCATGCCCCTGATCGGCGCGCTCATTGCAGTCCTGGCCATTTACCTCGCCATCCTGGCTTTGCCTGTCCCTTCGGCAGTCAAACGCCAGATTGGCCGGCTCCTGACTGTCGCCACATGGGCAGTTGCGCTCTGGCAGCTGGCTTGGAACACCGCTCTGGATACCCTGACGACGAAGGTCATGACCGTGCTCGCCAATGACTCTGCAGCGCTGAACCAGGTACTTGGGGTGCTCGGATCCACCCGCGCAGAGAATGGGCTGGTCTGGTTCTGCATCGGTGCCGCTGCTCTTGCCAGCTTGCGGGCTACCGACCACGCGTTCCTGCGCGAGATAGCCACCAATGTCCGGGTGTCGGGCGATGTTGAACCCGGCGATGCCCCCGATGACAAGGCCGGTGTATAGCGCCGCCAGCCGACTCCACTGGTTCATGCTCAGTACCCCTTGAGAACCGGACAGGCGGAATCCAGCAGCTCCAGCGCTGCCTTGCATGTGTCGGGACGGCTCTCGTAGCGCCCCTTCCAGGTCGCGGCCTCCTGCTCGGTTGCCTCGATCCGGCCGGCGAGATCCTGCAGCGCCTTGGCGCTCTCGGCCTTCAAGGATTCCAGCTTCTCCGCCTCGGCCCGTAGCGTGGTGGCGATCTCCGCCAGGCGGCTGTCCCGTTCGTCCACGTCAGCCTGCAGCCTTGCCGCATCGGCGTCCCACTCGGACTGGATCTGGATCACCTGGGCCGCCAACTCCCGGATCCGCTGCTCCTTCTCATACGCGGTCAGACCGGACACCAGGCAACCGAAGGCCAGCACCGCACAGAACACCTTGACCAGGCTTCCAGGCTTGGCCACCCACTGGACCACCTCGGTGGCCCAGCCCACCAGCAGGTCCCACAACGCCTTGAAGAATCGAATGATCCCGCTCATGGCTTGATGCCTCCGGTGGCCCCGGTGATCCGCTCGACGGCCTTGAGGTAGCTGGGCAGCATGCGTCGGATGACCACGCCCGATATCCCTGCCAACGGGAGCTGGGGAGCCCCGGCCAGCGAGGGGAAGAATGCAGCGGCGACGGCGATCAGCCATGCCGCCACGAATGCGTAACCCACCACGGCCACCGCCAGCGCCAGCAGTCGGGTGCCGGTCTGCAACCACCGATGGCCGCGGGGGCGGTCGGCGTCAGCCGTTACCCGGTCCGCGTCCTTCTCAGGCAGCAGCAGCACACCGATCAGCGCGCCGGCGGTGGCCACCAGCAGGACGGACTGAGGTACACCGAGGATCATCCGCTCGGCCTGGCGCAGTGCGTCGGCAGTGGCGGGCCCGATGACCGCGGCGGTGAAGGTGCCAATGGCAATCTTGAACGTGCTCACGGGCTCGGTCATGACCCATGCACCCTGACGATGTGCGCCGTCGAGTCGATGGTCACGGTGACACCGCTGAAATCCGGATGAGTTTCGATGGCATAGGCCGCCTTCGCCGACTCGTAGACACCCAGCAGGCGTTCCAGGCTGCGCTCGGGCTGGCCGTAACCTGCACCCGGCAGGCTTGCCCAGATGTTCCTGACCGCGGCGATGGCTTCGGTGATCTTGCCGGCCTGGATCAGCGGCAGCGCCCGGCGCTCGCGGATCAACTGGATCGCCCAGCGGTCCTGCGACCCCGGCCCGAAGTCCGGCAGCTTCAACAGGTCCCGGTAGTGGGCATAGTCCTTCAGCATGAACTGATAGCGGCCGGAGGCATTGGAGGTCAGGCCCTTGCTGTTGATGACCTTGGACTTCCTGCCGCGCGAAAACGGGTGGACCGAGTAGTCGGTGAACGTCTCGTCCACCCCGTCCTCGCCCTTTACGATCACATCGTAGCCGTCGTCCTTCGTTGCCTTGCTGGTGCTGGTGCCTTCGGCCCACGCCAGCATGTCCAGGAACGCCAGGACGTTCACGCCGCCTGCGAGTTCGGGAGTGATACGGGCCATGGTGGCTCCAGGATGGTTGCAGCGGCCCGACTCGAACGGGCGACCTCCGGGGTATGAACCCGGCGAGATGGCCACTTCTCTACGCTGCGGAACAGGTGCCCGCCCCGCTGCCGGCTGGGCGCGAGGGTTGATCCGGATCGGGGCGGCGGGCGTTTATGGCGGATGGGCAGGCGCTGGAAGCTCGCCCTACCCGACAGATCGCTTTCTCTTGCAAGCCGCTTGTGGTTTCCGCTTACCAGGGCGGTCGTTGTACACGGCAATCCAGAGGACATTGCGCTGTCGATGGATTCCATCCATAGCGCTGCGGCTTCCAAGTCGCTACGCCCATGACCTGCCCGCAGGCTGGCCGGGAGGGACATCACGACTGGCATCCCCGGCTTCGCATTGCCTCTGTCGAAGCCGCAGCGCTATGGGTGGAAGGGGCGGCAGGATTCGAACCTGCGTGTGCCGGGATCAAAACCCGGTGCCTTTGGCCGCTTGGCGACGCCCCTTTGCTGTCTTGGAGCGGGCCATGGGATTCGAACCCATGTGGTCAGCTTGGAAGGCTGATGCCTGAACCACTCGGCCAGGCCCGCGTATTGGTGGGGTGCCGTGGAGTCGAACCACGCGAGTCGTATCGAAGACGCCGGATTTACAGTCCGGCCCAGCGCCCATCTGGCAACTCACCCCATGAACGAAAAAGCCCCGCACGATGGCGGGGCTCCTGGGAGGTTGGCCGGTGGCCAAACCTCGCGATGGTGAGGATTCTGGACCCTCGGATGTAGAGTCGGCAACTCTACATTTCTGAGAGCTATGCGGCGCGGGCTTGAGGTGGCCACTCGCGGTTGCTCAATGCGCGGGCGAAGTGGCGAGCTGCAATCTCCCCGGCTTGATTCATCTCGGCAAGCAACCATTCGTAGACCGGCTTCCACCGCTTCGGGTAATCCGAACGGTGACAACCAACGGCGGCAGCCCTACGCATGTCAGGCTGAGGCTCGATGCCTGTGCAACGGCATGCGGCGCATCCCCGATCCTCGATGACGCCGACACCGCGGCAATCCGGGCAGCGGTTGCCACTGGCCAGCTCCACCACCACGGCGTCGACCATGCGGGACAGGTGCTGGTAGGTGTTCTTCGGCCAGGCCCGGCCGCGCGCCAGCACCACGGCAATCTCCCGCTCCCGCAGGATCCGTCGCTGCACGTCTGTCAGCCCGCGTCGGGTAAGTCCCGCCAGTTCCCTGCAGAAGCTCAGATCCTCTTCCGCCTCAGCCAGCGCCCGCGCGCGCTTGGTGAACTCCGGCCGCACGATAGTTAGAACCGCCTCGGCGAGCGTGGCCCGGTGGCGTGCTGCGCCGTCGGGAAGGTACACGGCTTCCATGACCTCGCGGCCGAGGCCGGCAGGCACCATGCCGAGCGCCATGGCGATATCGGACGTCGTGAGGTCTGGCGCGCCACCTCCCTGCCCCACGTCGAAACGGATGGTCTGCGGGTTGAGCCTGGCCAGCATCTCGCGGCGGTCAGCCATGGGTGTTGTCTCCTGCGGTGTTGCTGGTGGTGGAAAGGTGTTCGGCGACGGTCAGGATCTCGATGACGCAGCCGGGGGCGTCCAGGGAGTCAGCCCCTTCGCCGGGGTAGCGCTTCGCCGCGGCGCATTCGATCACCAGGGCGTCGTCGCGCCAGATACCGGCATCGGTCAGCGCGTCCTCGGTGGACCGGACCAGCTTTGACAGGTCCGGGATCTTGCTGGGGAACACCTGCCGGCGCTTTGGTGCGCTGGTGGGCTTGTGCAGGGTGAAGATCATCCGGACCAGGAGCGGCTCGTCCAGCAGTGGCAGGCCCAGCTCGGCGCGCACCTGCTTGGCGGCCAGCTTTACGTCCTGCCGCCACGGCCGGACCTTCTTCGAAGATTCGGTCAGGATGGCCCGGCCGCTCTTGGCCAGCCCCTTGAAGCTCTTGCTGCCCTGCGGTGCCGGCGAGCCGTAGACCACGATCCGGATGCTCATGCGGCCACCTGGATCAGGCCCATCTGCCACAGGGCCAGCATCGTGCGCTCGTGCCCGCGCTGCCAGATCTCGGCCTTCTCTTCGCGGGTGAAGCGTCGGCCCTGGTCCAGCTCGCGATGGCACGCCCGACAGCCCGCAGCCACAAAGCAGTCGTGCGCCTTGAGAGAGCCGCCCTTGCCGTGCCGGCTCTGGTTACTATGCGCTGGCTCGCCGAAGCCTCCTTCGCAGACGCCATCGATCTGAAGGGTGCATTCGACCTGGTAGACGAGGTCCAGCAACGCGCGGTCGCGGTAGTTATTGTGCATCTGGGCACCCCCCGAGGCGCGCACGGGACACCAGCGCGGCCGCGATCAGGGCGGCCACAAAATCGAGTTTGTCGCCAACCGAACAGCGCTCATAATGGTCCAAGAGACGCACGGCGGAGCCCGCGTCCGGGTGGCGGAGCTCGCCTTCAATTTTCTTGGATTGAAAAGGAACATCAGACATGGCCGTTACCTACGTGGGCGATTGCCCGCATTGCAATGCAGCATCTATTGGAATGTCTCTCGTCGGCTATACGCAGGTGCCAGCGCAGCGGCCTACGGCCATGTTCCAGTGCAATCGATGCCACGACATCGTTTCTATTACGCTGAGCACGAGAAGACATGGTCTTGAATGGCTGACTCACGAGTCGGGCGACATAGAAGTAGTTTGCAGAAACAATCAGGCCGAAATAGTTCGCATCTACCCTGAGCCGGCGCGTACATACGCGCCGCAACACATATCTCCGGTAGCGTTGCGCGCGTTTGAGCAAGGGGCCGACAACGCGAGACGTAAAAACACAGATGCCGCAGCGGCGATGTATCGCAAGGCGCTGGATGTCTCTACCCGCGAACTTGATCCATCGCTTGCGTCCAAAAATCTCGCATCTCGAATCGACGCGCTTCATGCGGCAGGTAGACTGACGACGGACCTCAAGGAATGGGCGCACCTCATTCGCCTTGACGGAAACGCTGGGGCGCACGATGAAGAGGAGCTTTCCGACGAGGAGATTACCCAGCTCGCCAGTTTCACGGATCTTTTCTTGACATACACCTTCACTCTGCCGGTCCAGGTGATGCTCAGGAAAGAGGCTGCTGAGGCGCAAAGCAATTGAAAGCATCATCACGCTGCCTCCGCAAAGTCGTGCGGGTTGAAACCGAGTCCCAGCAGCACCGTGTCCGACCAACGCACCGACCGCGCGCGCATGCCCTGCTCTTCCGGGTGGTCGCCGATCTGCACCAGGACGGTGATGGCGTCGCAGGCCAGTGACTTCGTGAGCTTCAGGCTGGAGCCGCCGAGCATGATGTGACCTGGCGCGCCTTGACCCCGGTCGATGGCCGGCATCAGGCGCCAGCCCAGCATCGTCCCGGCCACCAGGTGCCGCCAGTCGTCCTTCGTGAGGCGCTGGCCGTGCCAGGACAGCTGCGCGGCCAAGTCGCCGCAGATGGCATTGAGCATGCGCCGCTGCTTGTCGGTCATCATTCCCTCGCCGCGCTGCTTCCAATCTTCCGGACGGATCGCGGTCATGCTGCTTCCTTCTTCGTCAGGGGGCCGGCGTAGTGCGTGATCGGCACCAGCCGCATTCCAAGGCGCCATTCGGTCTGGCCGCGCGCGGCGTAGATCACCAGCGGCTTCTGGCCGTAGCCGTAGCAGACGTACCAGCCGCCCTCGGACACCGGTTCGGAGACGTCCCGCAACTGCAGGACCAGCTTCGGCAGTTCACGCGGCATGGCGCACCTCCGGTTCTGCGGCGGCCGATTCCACTTCGCCATCCAGCAGTGCTGCGATCTCTTCGAGCCGTTTTCGCGTTGCTGCGGTTGCCCCCGGCGCAGCTTCAATGCGCCCGGCGATCAGCGCCACCGGATTGAATGAGGGCTGCGCCGGAGGAAGCGACAGATGCTCGGCAACCTGATCGTGTGGCAGCAGCCCGCGCTGCACCGCGCTCCGGAGCACCGCATCCCGGCTAGCCGGGTCGTGCCCGATCGACGCGTGGCAGACGGCCATCTGACCTGCAGCGCGAGCCTGTTTCACCTGGTGCACATAGACTTCGATGAAAGCCAGGCGCGCAGCGATCTTGTCGCCAGCCAGCACCAAAGGCTGAGCAGCGTTCCAGGCATCGCGCGTCTGCTCGGTCCACACCACCGTGGCGCCCTCATCTTCGGCGCGGATAGCCTGCGCCCAGGCTTCGTTCGGCGCGGGGTGGCCGTCCGGCACGCGCTCCAGCACGGCGGCCAGCGTGAGCCGGCCTTTCAGCTCGCGGCGGCACGAAGACAGCGCCTGCTCCAACATCGGCAGCGGGTACGTGGACAGGTCCCGCACCATCAGCACGGCTGCACCGGCGGTGATCTGGTCGCCCACCACCTCGGCCGTGGACACCAGCAGCTGCACCAGCTGCTCCTGATCGCGGTCACTGAGCATTGGCCCCCCTGTTCTGCCGCAGCATCTCGATGGCCTGGCCTGCGGCGTTGAAGTTGGACTGGGTCTTGTCGAGCTGATGCGCGCTGGTGGCGGTCATCTGCCGCCCGGTCGCCCACTGGGTGCGATAGGCCTCGCAGCGCGCCAGCAGCAGGCTCAGGTCGTGCAGGTTCTGGACGACGTAGCGCTCGTTGACCCTGACGAACCACGCGGCCACGGCCGGCGCCTCATCCATGCCCAGCCGCTTCACGATCTGCCGGACGTTGGAATTGACCTTGGCGTTTCGCACCGGGGCCACCCCGTGGCGCTCTCGGTAGGTCTCGGCGTAGGCACGCCACGTCGCCTTGCAGGCAGCCTGCACATCCGTCTCCGAGGGCTCCGGCGGCGGCGCGTCCGTACGGACCGCCGGATATGGCGGTTCATCTGACGGTTCAATGGGGGTTATATGACGGTTAGGCGGCACGGGGCGCACCTCCAGACCTGCGCCCCGTGCCGGACCCCCTGCAGCGGGCGCAGTACCGGGTGCAGCGGGCGCACCCCCTGCATGAGGCGCACCCCCTGCGCCCGGTGCAGTACCCGCCTTGGCAGATTTGCGCTTGGCTTTCGTTCCAGCAGCAGATGCATCGAACTTGGCTGGCGTCACCGAATACACGTTGCTGCTGTTGAACCTGCGCTCCCTGCTCAACAGGCCGACCGCCTCCAAGTGGTCCATGGCCGTGCGCACAGCGCGCTCGGACATGCAGCAACGGCTGGCGATGGTGCCTATGGCTGGCCAGCAGACGCCATCATCGTTGGCCTGATCGGCCAGCGAGATGAGCACCGCCTTCTGTGTGACGCTGAGCCCTTGGAGCGGCCAGCACTGGGACATGATGATCGTGGACATGGGTCAAGCCGCGAGCGGCATCTCCCGCTCTGTGTCGGCCAGCACCGGCAGCCACGTCTGGCAGCGTTTGCGGCTCATGCTGCAGATCCGTGGCGCGCCGTGCACGACCAGGCCGTCGCTCTCCAGCTCGGGCAGCCGGCGGGCGACCATGTAGCGGTCCAAGCCGGCGCTGAACGCCAGCTCGCGACTGGTGAGGCCCGGATGCTGGCGCACGGCAGCGGCGACCTGCGCCTGCTGTTGGGCCTGCATGCCCGATGCCACAAGGTCGCGCGCGGCTTCGTGGCTGGTGTCCGGATCGGTGTTACGGGCGGGATGATTGGCCATTACTCGGCATCTCCTGTGATTTCCGCAGCCAGCTCGGCCTGCAGGGTGGCCAACGCCGCCTGGGCGTCGGCGATCTCTTTCATGAGCCGCTGCTTGGACGCGCGGCTGCCGCATGCCTTGCTCTCGGCGTAGGCATCAATGACGTCGGCGTGCTCTCGCATGACGCAGCTGATCGTGATTGCGCGGCCCGCTTCGGCCGAGGGCGCCTGGGCTGCCAAGAACCCATAGCGCCGCGTAAGCTCTCGCTTGCACTCCAGCCGCAAATGCTGGGGAAATGCCCTGACCCACGCTTCCTCCAGATCTACCGGCATCTTCACCGCGCCGATGACATAGCGCTTGATGATCTGAGCGTTTGCCTTGATTGCCTTCTCGGCGGTATGGGCCGTGGTGCCCACGTGGAACTCCACGATCCGGTGTGCGGCCGGCACCGCCTCCAGGTAGTTGTCCACGATTGCCGCTGCCAATGAGCGCTCGCACGTGCCCGTTTCGAACAGCACGCGCTGGTGGTAGCGGAACACCACCTGCGAGCGTGGTTCATGGTTGTGAGATTCGGGCTTCATTTACCGGGACCTTCTTGCGACGCACCATCTGCGCCATGGAAACGAACTGCTCAGGGAAGACCGCCAGGGATGGCGTGGTGACGCTGGTCCGCATGTGCGGGAAACCCTTCGTGCTGCGGCGGGTAGATGGGAAGCCCAAGGCCTTCCCTCTTGCCCTTCCTGACCTCGCGCCGCCCCCTGAAGGCGGCGGGCAGGTGCTGTGGATGTGGGACTACGTCAGTGGACGGTGACCTGCTGGGTGTCACCCTCCAGGCGGTAAGCTGCGGCTACCACACACACAGCCCGCTTGGAGGGCGACATGGACGACGAAACAAGCTTCGCGATAGATCTGTTGAGGGCCGAGGTGGCTGCCTTGCGTACCGAGAAGGACCTAATGCTCGGAAGGATCATTGCGCTCGAAGCCGGACTAGGAACGGCGTTCGCCCGATGGGGCCACGACTTTCCAGAGGTTGCTACACAAGTGGAGGGCGCACTCGACCGAGCCGAAGCAGACATGAAATCAATGGGTTTCACCGCTGGCACCATCGAGGGTCTTCAGGGGACTGGTCGAATGCTGCGGCGGCTTCTCGCTCGCCTAGACGATCAGCACCCTCCAATCCAGAAATAAGGCCGTCAGAGTCAACGCGGAGAAATGCCCGTGCGGCAAGGCGTGGCAGAGATTCTTGCCACATCTGCGCGCGCTCGCCATCACGCAGCACGATCCACCCCCTGCCCTTCGGCGTCGTTGGCAGATTCCTTCGACGCCTCGACCCACACCAAGATGGCCTCATCGAGCGAGGGGTCCGCCTCGGCCATGCGGCGCGCGAGCGCTCTGCCAATGCCGCGGCTGCCGTTGCATATTCCCGCGATGGTGGAATAAGGAATGCCGAGCCTGCATGCAACCCCGGTAGCTCCACCTTGCTTGTCTGCGTACTGATTCCAGTAGGTTCTAGGATTCATGGTCATCTATGCGTTACGCGTAGTTGCAGAGTATGCATAACGCGTAGCACCGGCGCAAGGGGTGTCTCTACTCTGCGTCTCACGATATGAGCGCGCTATCTGACAATCTCACCGCCCGTAGAGAATCACTCGGGCTGACCGTTCCGCAGATCCATAAGGCCTTGGCCCTTGTGGGCATCACTGTCGCCGATTCGACTGTCTACGGCTGGTTCAACGGCAGCAGGGGTGTCAGGAAGATGGAGCATTTAAAGGCGCTGTGTGAGGTCCTGCAGACGGACTTGAACACTCTCACGGGCGACGAAGTGGAGGTTGCTGAGGGGCCTGTGCCGGCGAGCATAGTTCGAGAGCTCTCGGGACTTTCACAGACTCAGCAAGAGGCCGTTTTGGCAACTATCCGCGCGATGAAGGGCGGCTAGCAAATTTAAAGGAAAATGCTTCATGGATGATCTGATTAAGAGGCGTGTGAGTCTACCATTGCTGGTAGGCATCATCTTTCTGCCCTTCATATTCGTCTGGTTGTTGCTCAGAAAGGGTTACAGCGGAGTTGCTCGGACCTTCGGGTTCGGATGGGCTTTGTTGGCGGTGATCTTGTTCGTCTCTAGCGATTCACCCAAACCGGTGGCTGCGCCCCCCAAGACGACCAAGTCGGTAGAAACGAAAGCGCCTCCCAAGCCCGCCCCAATTGCTGATGGGGCCGTGTCAGAGCTCACCCGTGCTTCCTACCCCAAAGCATGGAAGCAGTGGGGCAAGGATGGATTTCGGCGGATCAACGAACTGCAACCGAAGGCGGCTGAATTGGCTGCACAGAACTCGACATGCAAGAGGGTGGATGTCGTCGGGCTTTCCGACCGGAGTCAACCTCGTGATTCGATCGTCTTCTTCGTTGATTGCCAGGCTGGGGTGCGGCTCTACATCTCAGATATCGACATTGAAGCAGGTACGCCGGCAGAGTCAGATAATCAGAAGCTCGCAAAGCTAGATGATTCAGATCTGCTGATGTTGTGTAGCGAGCGGGCCAAGGCTCAAATGCAGTATCCGTCGACCTACAAAATGAAGGTATTTTCCTCTGACGTTTCGCGAGGAGGCTACGGACGTGCTCGCATCAACGTAGCTTTCGAAGCCAAAAACGGTTTCGGCGCAGAGCTGCCCGGTCAAGCTACCTGCTACGTTGAAGGATCACAGATGAGCGGGCCGGAGATCACCAACAGGTGACCGCATCGCCAAGTGATGTCCAAATAGCCTCGGCAAGCCCGGGGCTTTTTTGTGCCCAAAACCTTAACCGAAAATAAACAGCTATGCAGTCTGCGCAGCTAACTACGCAATTTGCATTGACCAAAAACTATGCGTAGCGCATAGTTTCCCTGCGCCCCAAACCCGGGGCAGGGAGACACAGATGGCCGTCAACCGTCGTCCACTTTGGCAACCAATCGCAGCGGTCTACGCCTTGGCGATCTTCGCCGCAGCAGCCGGCCTGAAGTTCGCGGCCCTTGCCTTCGGGCACACCTTCGGGCGGGGGTGCTGAGCCATGGCACCTGTCACCGAACTGCACCCGGAAGCCGAAGTCCGGAAGCTTCGCCGAAACCTGGCCACGATCCAGCACAACCTCTGCAACACCGGGCTGCGCATGCCCGGCGCCGGCACCGCCTACCGCGCGGCGATCTTCGTCGGCGCTACCGAGGCGATGGCCTGGGAGGCTGCGCGCCGCCACGAGCTGGTGATGATCGGCTTCCCGGATGAGATCGAAGCCAGCGGCGGGCTGAGCTACCCGCGCGGCTTGGCCGACGTGTCTGCGTCGCAGAAGCGCCGCCAGCAGCTGATCGACGCCTGCCGCGCCCTGCCGAATCCGTTCGCGGTGCCGGCGGATGCGATTCAGCGCGGCAACGCTGACCTGGAGGATGCCGCATGAGCGCCCCTGTCGATGTGCTGGCGGTGATGCAGCGAGAGGTGGACCGCGCCGGTGGCAACTACTACCAGGATGGTCGAGAGCTGATCGAAGCCCGCGCCGCGGTCGCAGAGCTGATCGACCACGTCCGCTCCGACCGCTGCTTCTGCCACGGTGACTTCGTATGCACGCGCTGCCTGGTGCTGAAGCGCGTAGGAGCAGTGTCATGAGCGCACAGGTCCTCGCCTTCCCGATCCAGACCACCAGCCAGAAGTACCTGCTGGAGAGCGTGCGCGCCTGCGCCGCCCGGTCCGGGCTGGACGTCAAAGAAACCGAGCGCGAGTTCATCGCAGCCGGCTGCAGCAAGGCCGCGCAGAACCGCATCTGGGAGCGCGCGCGCCGCCGGCGCATGGCCCTGACCTATGGAGGTGAATCGTGATCCAGAAGGCACGCAATCCATTCGTTGAAGCGCTGATCGATGTCGCCCTGTACCTGGGCATGGCCGGCGGCTGCATCGCCCTCGGAGCCATCGGCTGCCTGCTGGTGCAGGACCTCGCGCGGGTGGCCATCCCATGAGCCGCCATCCGATCCGTCTCCTGGTTCCGGCCTTCATCAGCGCCTTGATGCTCGGCCTGTGCATCGCGCTGCTGCTGCGTGCCCTGACGACCGGTGCCGCCAGCTTCGTGGTGATCAGCATCGCCGGTGCCCTGTTCTACGGCACCCGCACCGTCACCGAATCGCGGCAGGTCTGGCAGCAGTTCATCGCCGAACTGGAAGACCGCAGGGCCCTGCGCCGCTCCGCCCCCTTCACCCGCATCAACCCTTCCAAGGAAGACGTTCAATGAGCAACGAGATTTCCACCCACGTCGGGATGAGCAGCGAGGTCCGTGCTAACGCCCTGCTCCCCACCTCGATCCACGAAGCCATCCAACTGTCCGAGATCATGGCCAAGGCCAACCTGGTGCCGGACCACCTGCGCGGCAAATCCGGCGACTGCCTGCTGATCGTGATGCAGGCCCAGCGCTGGGGCATGGATGCGGTGAGCGTTGCTCAGTGCACCTCGGTGGTCCACGGAAAGCTGTGCTTCGAAGGAAAGCTGGTCGCCGCTGCGCTCTACGCCACGGGTGCCGTGGAGGGCCGGCTGGAATATGACCTGCAGGGCAAGGGCCAGGGGGCGAGGATCACCGTTACCGGCACGCCGCGCGGCGGCCGAGGGCCGGTGTCGATCACCGGCTCGGTGACGGAATGGCGCACCTTCACGAAAAACAAGGACGGCAAACAGGTCGAGAACGCCTGGGACAAGATTCCCGAAGACATGCTGATCTACCGCGGCACGCGGCAGTGGGCGCGCCGCTACGCGCCTGAGGCCCTGCTGGGTGTCTACACGCCAGACGAGGTCGAGCCCACCGCCGACGTTCGCGTGGTTGCCACGGTCCCGCAGGGCGACAGCACTACGGGGGCGTACTCGCCTGATCAGTTCGAAGCCAACCTGCCGACCTGGACCGCCGCCATCAAGGCAGGCAAGTCCACGGCCGACCGTGTGATCGCCAAGGTCGAGAGCAAGGCGGCGTTGACCGACGAACAGAAGCGGCGGATCCGCGCCGTCGAAATCCAAACAGCCGAGGAGGTCCAGTAATGCAGATCGTGAACCTGGTCCAGGGCACGCCGGAATGGCATGCCCATCGCGCCAACCACCTCAACGCCAGCGAAGCGCCGGTCATGCTGGGCGAGTTCCCCAGCGTCAGCCGCTCCGAACTGCTGAAGGTCCGCGCCACCGGCGTGGCCCAGGAGATCAGCTGGTTCCTCCAGAAGATCTTCGATGACGGCCACCGCTTCGAAGCGCTGGCGCGGCCGCTGGCCGAGCAGATCATCGGCGAGGATCTCTACCCGGTCGTGGGCGTCAACGGAAAGCTGTCGGCCAGCTTCGACGGCCTCAACATGATGGAAACCATCGCGTTTGAGCACAAGACGCTCAACGCCGTGCTGCGCGAGTGCATGGTGGACGGCTGCAGGGGCACGGACCTGCCGCTGTACCACCAGATCCAGATGGAACAGCAGTGCATGGTCGGCGACGAGGTCGAGCGCGTGCTGTTCATGGCATCGGAATGGGATGAGAACGACCAGCTCATCGAGGAACGGCACTGCTGGTACTACCCCAACCCCGAGCTGCGGGCGCGGATCGTGCCCGGCTGGGAGCAGTTCGAGGCGGACGTTTGTTCCTACCAGGTCGTGCCGGTCGCCGAGCCGGTCGTCGGCAAGGCTCCGGACCAGCTGCCTGCCCTGCGAATCGAACTGAGCGGCATGGTCAAGGCCAGCAACCTGGCCGAGTTCCGCGCCCACGCCATGAAGGTGCTGTCGGGCATCAACCGCAACCTGCAATCGGACGCGGACTTCGCCGATGCCGAGCAGACGGTGAAGTGGGCGAAGTCGGCCGAGGAAAAGCTCGATGCCGCGAAGGAGCACGCCCTGAGCCAGACCGCCGATATCGAGGCGGTGTTCCGCACGGTGGACGACGTGAAGGCAGAAACCCGCCGCGTCCGCTTGGAGCTGGAAAAGCTGGTCGCGAAGCGGAAGGACGAACGTCGGATCGAAATCGTGCAGGCCGGCCGTTCCGACGTGCAGGCGCATTACGACCAGATCAACGCCACGCTCGGACAGCACGGCATCGCCTTCCCGGCGCAGGCCATCATCAACGAGCTGGGCGCGGCCATCAAGGGCAAGCGTTCGTTCACCGCGATGGAGGATGAGGTCAGCACCACCGCGGCCAACATCAAGATCGCAGCCAGCCAGCAGGCCGAGCGCATCCGCGCCAACGTGGCCATCCTCAATGAGCACGCCCTGCATGCCTTCCTGTTCCAGGACCGCGTGCAGTTGTGCGCGAGCAAGGCGCCGGATGACCTCCGCAACCTGGTCGCGGCCCGCATCTCCCAGCACCAGCAGGCCGAGCAGCAGAGGTTGGAAGCCGAGCGCGCACGAATCCGGCAGGAGGAAGAGGCCCGCGCGGCGCGGCTGCAGCAGGATAAGGAAGCGCAGCTTGCCCGCGACGCCGCAGCAGCCAAAGCCGCGACCAGCCCCGAACCCGAGCCTGTGCAGCAGGCCATCCAGCAGTCGGCCCCGGCAGCGCAGCCAGAGAAACCCTACGTGCAGGCGGTCGCCGACCTCGTGGGCGACGCCGCGCCGTGGGCGCCGGAGGGCCAGAAGATCAAGCTCGGCGAAATCAACGCCCTCATCGGTCCGCTGACCATCAGCGCCGATGGCCTGCGCCAGCTGGGTTTCGAGCCGGTGGCAACCGAGCGCGGCGCAAAGCTCTACGCCGCCGACCAGGTGCCGGCCATGTGCGAGCAGATGATCCGCGTGCTGCGTGCTGCGGCCCTGGGCGACCGCTACCCGCTCGCGGCCTGACTGCTCACGGAGAGGAATGCGCAGGCTGATGCGCAGTGAACTGGGCACAAGCGGCCATGAGCCTTAGGGCCATGAATTGAGCGCCTGGATGGCTCCGCTTCCAAGACAGGCATGCCGGAGATCAGCGCCGGCCCTCTCCACCCGACCTAGACGACGGGGCCGCTGCAGCGGTGGGCCGTTGCGGGAGACGTAACCCGCCCCAGCGAAAAGCTCATGGGTTAACGAGTGGTGCGGATGCAACGCCGCTGACAGCCGGGAAAGACCGGCACCCCTTTCCTACGGAGATCCAACATGGAACTGCGCATTGACCTGCAGGACGTCGAGTCCAACCAGATCCACAGCATCGGCCACGATCCAACCACGAACACCCTGGCCATCTGCTTCATCAGCCGCAAGGGCGGCGTCGCCGGCCCGGGCAGCATCTACCACTACGCCAACTTCGGCGCAGCCGAGTTCGAGGCGTTCAGGGGCGCCGAATCCCAGGGCAAGCACTTCAGCCAGTACATCAAACCGTTCCCGCAGAAGTACCCCTATCACAAGGTCAGCGCCGTTCCGCAGGCGGCCTGATCGGAACCGGGCCATGAAGAAGCGCCAGCAGCTGGACATCTTCGAAGACGACCCGGCCCGCATGGCGCAGCTGTTCCGCGCATCCGCCGAAGCCGCGCTGAAAGACGTCCAGTTCAGCGCAATCGTCCGGCAGGACCGACACGACCACTACCTCCGCGAGGCCGAGCGACTTGAAGCGCTGGCCGCCATGTGTAGCGACCAGGCCGCTGCATAGACCTGCACCAACCCATTCGAATCCCGAGACCCCTATGGCTGACGGCTCCCGCACCTTCAACTCTCCGACTGCGAGGACCTGCACGACGTGCCAGGCGCTGATGCCGCTGGAACGCTTCCAAGGTCACAAGACCACCTGCAGCCTCTGCACCACCGCCGAGCGCCGCATCCGCGCGCCGCTGCGTCCGTTGAAACCGGACCCGCAGGTGATCGCCCTCAACAACGTCTTCAACCTCTGGCACGGGCCTGTGAACCCGGCGCCGCTCAGGAGCGCAGCATGAACCAGCAGACCAACATGGCGGACACGGCCGCCGCCGACCTGGTGCAACAGATCGCCACGAGTCTGTACGGCCCCGCCGGCGCCGGGATCACCGACCTGATCACCCTGGCCAACCGCGTACAGGTCACGCCCGCGCAGGCCGTGGACTTGGGGCAGCTCAGGGAGATCGTCAGCGACCTCTCGCATTCCGCCAAGGTCGATGACTACGAGCCGCAGCACATCGCGTTCATCGAATCGATCAGGGACCGGCTGAGCGCCCTGATTGACAGCGGCAAGGCGGTGGGCAATGGCTGACGACGTCCATCACTTTCAGACATCATTGCTTGATGAGATCCATGACTCTGCGGCGGGGGTGACGTCGGTCAACCCCTTGGTAGCGGTCCAGTTTCAATGCATCCATGGATTGTTCCAATGCCTCGATCAGGTGATCGAGATCAGCATTGAACTCGGTCTTGATGTCGAGAGACTGGTGACGATCTGTGTACTGGTTCCTCAGAACCGCAACGATCTCGCAGGTCTCGAGTCGTCTTGCGAGACCAACCGCAGCCGCCACGTGTTGGCCGGCATCGCCCAAATCCTGCAAATATCCTCGCAGATCCGTTATCTGGCTAGGAATTCTGAACGGGTAGCAGCGATCCGTAGGCTTGGTAAGCAGCAGATAGAGATTCTGCTCCTGGCCGAGAGCGATCAAGCCCTTCGCGCCTTTGGCATTTGCAAGCCAGAGTCCTATCGGCTTACGGAATTCTTCTTTTACCCAAACCGCCCGAGCTCGCCCGTCGCGCTTCACACGCCGACCCTCGGCTCCAGCGATCCACAGCGCAGCTACCACTGCACCGACAGTGCCGACCGCACTCACCGCGTCCCAGTTGATCCCCTGTTCTGCCGCTTGAACGGTGCACTGCAAAAAGCCCGTCGGAATTGCCAATTGTTCGTCCCCCTGTGGACAGCGCGACATTCTGCCATGGAGGTCCGCCATGCGTGAACGCCCCATCCTTTTCAACGGCGCCGATGTGCGCGCCATCCTGTCTGGTACGAAGACGCAGACGCGGCGCGCGATCAAGCCACAGCCAGATGACCGAGGACTATGGCCCCGTGGAACACGGCCTGCTCCATGGGACGGCCCCTTCGGCCAGCCCGGCGACCGGCTGTGGGTCCGGGAAGCACACGCCATCTTCCCCACGCATGGCCAGCACCGCGCCGACGGCGAGCGCTGGGGGCCTTGGGGCGGCCTGCCGACCACGGTCTCGGAAGACGGCAAGCAGGTCGCCTACTACCGCGAGGGCTTCGACCGCTGCGATCCGGGCCGCTGGCGCCCCAGCATCCACATGCCGCGCTGGGCCTGCCGCCTGGTGCTGGAAATCACCGACGTGCGCGTGGAGCGGCTGCAGGCGATCAGCGAGGCGGATGCCTGGGCGGAAGGCTGCCCGCCGAAGATCATGGATCCAAGGCGTTGGTTCCGCGAGACCTGGACCAACACCGGCGGCGACTGGGACAGCAACCCATGGGTGTGGGCCATCTCTTTCAAGAGGATCGAATCATGAGCAACGAAGCCGTCAACCGTGAGCTGTACGAACAGAAGCTCGTCGTGAGGGATGAGTACGGCAGCTTCTTTCATCCCGATCTGCCAGATGGCGATGAAAGCACCGATATCCGCCCGCTCATCGAGGCTCAGGGCTTTGAGTGCGATGCGGTCTGGGGCGAGTCGGACGATGAGGCTTTTCCAGAAGAAGTGATGGATGACTCTGGCGGCGACAGCTACTGGGCAGCGCTCGCTGCCTGGAACCCTGCAAAGGGCGAGCACGAGGGCTGGCTGATCGCCGCGGTCATGGATACCGAGGATGGCCCGATGGCGTGGCTGGTGCGGCCTAAAGAGTCCGGAGCCAGCGATGGCTGATCTTCTGCAAAACGAGGGGCCAGATTACCAGCAGGTGGGCCACTATCTGGCCGGCATGTCCGGCGTGGACCTGACGCGCGCGCGGCCGAGGACCGTGCGGCTGTGGGAAGCGCGAGGCCTGGCGCTGATCGCGTTGGCCAGCAGCAGGAAGGACGAAGCGGGCCGGATTATGGCGCCGCATAAACGCAAAGGAGTCTGCAATGGGAGCGGCTGAAAACCTCGACCTATCCGGAAAGGACTGGCTCACCGTGGATGAGGCCGCCTTCTACTGCGGCGTGTCCAGCGGCCAGTTCCGCAAGAACGCCCTGCGCTATGGCCTCACGCCGAGGCGCTTCATGGGCAAACAGCTGTACGAAAAAGCGGCGCTCTATGCCGCGATCGAGGGTTCCGAGGAATGGCAAAGGTTCGACTCTACTGGCGCGGCGCAAAGGCCTACCTCGACTGGGCCGAGGGTGGGGAGCGCTATCGCCGGTCCATTGGACAACCTGATGCCCGTGAGGCGGAGAGAGTACGTGCCGCGAAAGAAGCCGAGCTGACGCACGGTGTCCGGATCCTGGCGCGGCTGCCGAAGGTCCGCGATTACTTGGAGTGGTATCTGGACTGGTACGCCGCCGAGCACCCCACCACTATCTCCAAGGCCAGGAGCGAAGTGAAGCGCTTCATCGGGCGCTTCGGCCACCGCCCCATCGACAGCATCCGGGCCGTCGAGATCGAGCAGTACAAGCGGTCCAGGCTGCTGGACGACAAGGCAGCGAAGGAGACCGTGGGCAAAGAGATCCGCCGACTCAAGGCGGCGTTCAACCGCGGCGTCGAATGGAAAGAGCTGGACGTGAATCCGATGGCCTCCGTGAAGGCGCCTCGCGGCGTGCGCAGCGTGGCCGTGAAGTTCTACGACCGCGCCGCCATGCGCCGGCTCTACAGGGCCAACCCTGCACGGGCTCCGCTGTGGCTCTTCATGGCCCACACCGGCCTGCGGCGCGGGGAGATCATTGGCTTGGAGAAGGCATCGATCGTGGGCGGCCGGCTACTGGTGGAGAGCGACCCAGACGAAACCGGCGCGGGCCGGACAAAGTCCGGCAAATGGCGGGAAGTTCCGCTCAACCGATATGCCAGGTGGGCACTGCGGCATCTGCCGGATCCGTTGGTCACCGTCCACAAGGACACGGTCTCTGACTGGTTCGCGAAGGACGCGGCGGCGGCCGGCATCGGCGGGCACCTTCATCGGCTGCGGCACACCTTCTGCGCCCATATGGTGATGGGCGGTGTGCCCCTTCGGCGGGTGCAAGTTTTGGCTGGCCATGCGGACTACGGGACCACTGAGAAGTACTACGCACACTTGACGCCGGAGGGCGAAGATAAGGCCGTAGCTCTGCTGCGATTCTGA